TGACGGACTTGGTGAAGAAAGTTTTACCGATGACGAAGGTGAAAGGTGGTTTAATACATCTGAATATGGAGAAACTGCTGGTGGTATGGATTATATGTGGAAGTACTGATGGATTTAGATAAGCAGATAAAATTAGGACACCTGCTTCTAAATGATAGACGATGTAGAGTGTGTGGCGAAACTAAAAATCTAATTGAAGGTTTTTATAGGACAAGAAAAGATAGAGGAGCAGTTGCATCATCGTATTCATATGAATGTAAAGAATGCACTATCAAGAGGGTAGCAAAGAATAGACTTACATATAATCCAGTTCCTAGAATTAAAGATGTATACCCAGATTGGTAATTCACGTCTTGTTTCCCCGCTGAAAATAGTTAAAATTCTAAATATTCTTAGATAAACTGAGACAACGGAGAAAAACATGGCGACTCCTCAATTATCTCCTGGGGTACTTGTAAGGGAGGTTGATGTAACTGTAGGAAGAGTTGATAATGTTCTTCAGAATAGCGGCGCAATTGCCGGGCCTTTTAGTTTAGGCCCTGTTTCTGAAGCGATTGATATTACTACAGAAGCAGAACTAATCGAAGTATTTGGACAACCTATCTCAACAGATAGACATTATGAATACTGGATGAGTGCTTCATCTTTCCTCTCATATGGCGGAGTATTAAAAGTAGTTAGAGTTGATGGTGCTAACCTCAACAATGCAAACGCTGGAGTAGGAATTGCTTCCACATCTCTGAAGATTAAAAACTTCGATGACTATAATTTAAATTACGAATCAGCAACTGATTACTACTACGCAGCTAAGAATCCTGGAACCTACTTAAATGGATTAAAAGTTGCTACGATTGATGATTTTGGTGATCAAGTTATTGGCATTTCAACTATCAACCCCGGATTATCAAACATCAAAGTTGGATTCGGTGTTACAATGGCACTTTCGGGTACAGAAGCAGGATTAGGAACTACTAAATCTGTTGATGGATTCCTGAAGGGAATTATTACTGGTGTTACAACAGATTCAGTCAATGGATCTAGTAGCATTGTTGTAAAAGTTGTATCTAGAGTATCTGGAGCAGGAACCGAAACTGCTGTTGATTATGTGCAGTCAGATCCCCTAAAATCTTTCCAAAGTGGTGCAACAATTATTCCTGTAAACAATGCAGGTATTAACACTGGTAAAGGATCGGGAGTATTTGCAGGTGCTGCTGGAACTGTAACGGATTGGTATGACGGACAGACATTAGGACTTTCTAATTCAACTATCTTCTGGAAAGAAATCGCTCCTAAACCCACTTCTAGTAAATACGTTCTCGATAGAAATGGTAAGGGGGACGGAATGCATGTTGTTGTTATAGACGATACAGGTTCTGTAACTGGTATAAAAGGAAATATTCTCGAAAAGAATACTTTCTTGTCTAAAGCATCTGATACTGTGTCTGCTCTCGCATCACCTGAGAGGACTTATTATAAAGATTACTTAGCATTAGGATCTAAGTACATCTATGGTGGCGGAAACGTTTCTGCTGCTGTGGATGGATTCCACGGAACTTCACCAGTTGCAACTGGATTCTCGACTGCTTTTACTGGATTTACAAGATCCCAAGGACTATTTGGACAAGAAGCTCAGGATGTAACCTTTAGTGCTATTGGTAACAAGACATATACTCTTTCCAACGGTAAGGACTACAGTGGAGTAGATGATAAAGGAATGTCCGCATCACTAGGTGACGTTGTTAGTGGTTATGATCTTTTCTCTAATAAAGACGAGATTGATGTTGACTTCCTCCTAATGGGCCCTGGATGTACAATCGAAGCAGAATCTCAAGCAAAGGCAAATAAATTAATTGCTGTTGCAAATGAAAGAAAAGATTGTATTGCTTGTATTTCTCCACACAGAAACAACGTAGTTGATGTTGCTTCTACAACTGATCAAACTAATAACGTTGTTAAATTCTTTAGCGCACTTAGTTCTTCTTCATTCGCTGTATTTGATAGTGGATATAAGTACACTTATGATAGATTTAACAATTCATTCCGTTACATCCCAACCAATGCCGATGTTGCAGGTTTGATGGTAAGAACTGAAATAGAACAATTCCCATGGTATTCACCAGCAGGACAAGTAAGAGGTGTTCTTAATAATACAATTAAACTTGCATATAATCCAAATAAATCACAAAGAGATTCTTTGTATGAAGCAAGAATAAACTCTATTGTTACATTATCTGGTGCTGGAACCGTACTTTATGGCGATAGAACTGGACAAAGTTTTGCATCTGCATTCGATAGAATTAATGTTCGTCGCCTTTTCCTCACAGTAGAAAAAGCATTAGAGGGACTTGCTAATGATGCACTCTTTGAATTTAATGATGAGATCACCAGATCTACATTTGTGAATGCCGTAGAACCTTATCTTCGCGATGTTCAAGCAAAGAGAGGATTATATGACTTCCGTGTTATCTGCGATTCATCTAACAACACTCCAGACACTGTTGATAACAATGAATTTAGAGCAGATATCTTCCTGAAACCCTCAAAAGTTATTAACTATGTTACTTTGACGTTCGTTGCAACACGAACTGGGGTTGCTTTTGATGAAGTTACCGGCAGAGTTTAATTCTATAAAACAATAATCACGGAGGAACCAACTAATGGCAAACTTAAGAACAATCACTACATTTAAATCCGCCCTCAAAGGGGGCGGTGCTCGTCCTAATTTATTTGAAGTCAACATGAATTGGCCATCTGGCCAGAACATGGGTGGATGGGGAGATACTGTAGAAGAGGAATTTCAATTCCTTTGTAAGGCAGCTGCATTACCTTCTTCAAATGTAACACCCATTGAAATTCCATTTAGAGGAAGAACTCTCAAAGTTGCCGGAGACAGAACATTTGATACATGGACAATTACCATTATTAATGACGAAAACTTTAGAATTAGAACTAAGTTTGAGACATGGATGAATGGTATTAGTAAATTGTCTGATGCGTCTGGTGCCACCTCACCAAATTCCTACATGGCTAATGCTATAGTTAATCAATTAGGAAGAGGATATAATAAAGGAAAAAATGCAACAGGTCCTTCCGGTAAAAAATCTGGAGATGCATCTGATGGCAAAGGCAGTATAACTCCATTGAGAACGTATAAGTTTCATGATATCTTCCCAACTGAAATATCTGAAATTGCACTTTCTTATGATTCTACAGATACTATTGAAGAATATACTGTAACCTTCCAGGTTCAATATTTTACAATAGGTAGTTCTAATGATACTGGTGCAAGAACAGATCAGGCTGACAAGAGTGTTCTCAGATAAATAGTCGAATAAAGGACTATTAATAAATCATGTCTAAGTTATTTGGGTTCTCAATTGAGGACACCGAAAAAACTCCACCCAGTGTGGTTTCCCCCGTTCCTCCTAATAACGAGGACGGGGTAGATCACTATTTAACTAGTGGATTTTTTGGGCAATATGTCGATATTGAAGGAGTATATAAGACAGAGTTTGATTTAATCAAGCGTTATCGTGAAATGGCACTTCATCCTGAATGTGATAGTGCCATTGAAGATGTTGTTAATGAAGCAATTGTTGCTGATACAAACGATTCTCCTATTGAAATTGAACTTTCTAATTTAAATGCCAGCGATGGTATTAAGAAAAAGATTAGAGATGAGTTTAGATATATACTTAATTTATTAGATTTTGATAAAAAAGCACACGAAATCTATAGGAATTGGTATATTGACGGACGACTTTACTACCATAAAGTCATTGACATGAAGAACCCTCATAAGGGTATTCAAGAATTACGTTATATTGACGCAATGAAAATGCGTTATGTGCGTCAACAAAAGAAAAAAGATGCTAATAATATTCGTTTAGCAGGTATCAATAAAGGTTCTGACAATCCGATGGAATATGAATTTCCAGAGATTGAAGAGTATTTCGTATATAATTCGAAGAGTACATATCCCACTGCAAGTCCTGGATCCGCACAAGGTGGACAATCTGGAGTTAAATTCTCCAAAGACTCAATTACTTATTGTTCATCAGGACTTGTAGATCGTAACAAGGGATCAACTCTTTCATATCTTCACAAAGCAATCAAATCACTCAATCAACTTAGAATGATTGAGGATTCACTAGTAATTTACAGATTATCTCGTGCTCCTGAGCGTAGAATTTTCTACATCGATGTTGGTAACCTCCCTAAAGTAAAAGCAGAACAATATCTGCGCGATGTCATGAATAGATATCGTAATAAACTTGTATATAATGCACAAACTGGAGAAATCAGAGATGACAAAAAATTCATGTCCATGCTTGAAGATTTTTGGCTGCCCCGCAGAGAAGGTGGAAGAGGAACAGAAATCTCAACTCTGCCAGGAGGCCAAAACCTTGGAGAGATCACTGATATTGAGTATTTTAAAAAGAAACTATACAAATCCCTTAATGTTCCTATCTCCAGAATTGAAGGAGATGGTGGGTTTAACCTGGGGAGATCTTCTGAAATCCTGAGAGATGAAGTTAAATTCAGTAAGTTTGTTGGCAGATTGAGAAAGAGATTCTCAGGAATGTTCAGCGATATGCTGAAGACTCAACTTATTCTTAAAAATATCATTACTCCTGAAGATTGGGAGATAATGAATGAACATATACAATATGATTTCCTTTATGACAATCACTTTGCTGAACTGAAAGAAGCAGAATTAATGAATGAAAGACTTACTTTGGTTCAAACTGCAGAGACTTATGTTGGTAAGTATTATTCTCAAGATTATCTTAGAAGAAAGGTTCTTCGTCAGACTGATGAAGAAATTATTGAACAAGATAAACTTATTGAAAAAGAAATCAAAGCAGGTATTATTCCTGATCCAGCAGAAATGCAAATTGATCCTCAAACTGGACAAGCAATTTCAGGAGCAGTTGGAGGTGATGATTTAGGACAACCAGTTATGGAACCAGAAGTTGATGGTTCTGCTACTGAAGCACCAGAATTACCCAAGGGTGGTGAGATATAAATAAATTATAGTAAATTTTGACTATAAAACATGGATGAACTTATAGATATGATTGTATCCGATGAGTCCCCTTCGCAAATTAGCGATCGTATCAAGGATATTTTGTTTGGAAAAGCTGCTGAAAGGGTTGATGCTGCTCGCCCTTTAGTAGCAAATAGTTTATTCGGTGAAAATGAAGTCGAAGATGAAGAGGAAACTCTTGAAGTCACTGACGAATTAGAAACTGAAGAAGAACCAGAAGAGGAGATTGTTTGAGATGGCTCGTTCATTACTAGTTGGAGCTGAAATTGCTTGTCCAACAAACGCAGGCGCTGCCACTAGTTTTGGCGCAGCAACTGTAGTTAGACTTGTAAATACTGGAACCACTCCACATAAGATTACCATTTTGGAAGAACAGAGTGGTAATGGAATTGGATCTATGACACTTCCCGGCGGTAGTGTCGAATATGTCGAAAAAAGATCTAGTTATGTAATCTTTTCTGCAGATGCAGAAGTTCTTGGAACAAGAGTAGGATTTACCGGTTAAAAACACATGAAACTCATCAGAGAAGAAATCGAATCCGTCGAATTCATTGTCGAATCAAAAGGCGGTAAGAAACAACTTTACATCGAAGGTGTATTCCTTCAAGGGAACATTAAAAACCGCAATGGTAGAATGTATCCTATGGAAACACTTCGCCGTGAAGTTGAAAGATACAACGAAAATCATGTTCAGGCAGGCAGAGCACTTGGCGAACTTGGACATCCTGACGGCCCTACCGTCAACTTAGATCGGGTATCGCACAAAATTGTCTCTCTGAGAGAATCTGGTTCTAACTTTATTGGTAAAGCGAAAATCCTGGGAACACCCATGGGTAAGATTGCTTCTTCACTCATTGATGAAGGAGTAAAACTTGGTGTTTCTTCTAGAGGAATTGGTTCTCTGAAAATGACAAAAGAGGGAACAAACATTGTCGGTGATGATTTTATGTTAGCAACTGCTGCTGATATTGTCGCCGATCCTTCTGCTCCTGATGCATTTGTTGAAGGAATTATGGAAGGAAAAGATTGGGTGTGGGAAGGAGGAATCCTTCGTGAAAAATATGCTGAAAAAACATATAAGCAGATTAACACCCTTACTACCCAAAAGCAATTAGATGAAAAGAAACTAGATCTTTTCCAAGACTTTCTCAATAATCTCTGATAACTGATAAAGTTTTACAATTTATAAATAAATATAGTATTTTTAAAAACGGATACGGAGCTGTTCAAATGTCTAGTGGACAAAATTTACAAGAAATGGAAGTAGGCAATGTAAAGCAGTCCAAAACTGCTGCTAACGCTAACGCCAAACCCGGCGATCCTATGCCCTCTATGTCGGGAACAACTCCCGGACAAACTGCCTCTTATGAGGATCTCGGCGGCCCAACTCCCGAGAATTATAAGACTGATGATGATTCAGCGAAGCTGAAGACACCTGGTGCAACTCTTAAACAAGTTAAGGATGTTGTAAATGCCAAAGCAAAACCAGCAATGGCTGCTGCTGCTGAGGAAGTTGAAGTAGAGGAACCAGTGATCGAAGAAGAAACCACTGACGAAGTAGTTGCTGAAGAAGAAATCACTGAAGAAGAAATCACTGAAGAAGAAACTACAGAAGAAGAGGTAGTTGCTGAGTATGACATCGAAGAAGATGTCAATGCTCTTCTCGGCGGCGAAGAACTCTCCGAAGAATTCAAAGAGAAGGCAAAAACAATCTTTGAAGCTGCTATCAATTCCAAAGTTTCCTCTATTCAAGAAGCAATGGAAGAAGCATACGCTACTCGACTTGCTGAAGAAGTTGAGGCAGCGAAAGAATCACTCGCTGAGCGTGTTGATTCTTATCTTGAGTACGTTGCCGATGAGTGGGTTGCAGAAAGTGAACGCGCTATAGAAGCAGGACTCAAGACTGAAATGACTGAATCATTCCTTTCTGGAATGAGAGGACTTTTTGAAGAACATTATGTATCAATCCCTGAAGAAAAATATGATGTGCTTGAGAGCATGGTAGAAAAACTTGATGATATGGAGACAAAACTCAATGAGCAAATCGAAAAGAATATCTCTCTGAATTCCAGACTTAATGAGTCTGTTGCAGAAGGTATCCTTGACGAAATTTCTGAAGGACTTGCATCCACTCAGAAGGAGAAGCTCGCCTCACTTTCCGAAAGTGTAGAGTTTGAAAGTGAAAAATCTTATCGTGAAAAGTAGGAGACTCTGAAGGAATCATATTTCCCCAAGTCTACTCCTTCCGCTAAAACTGAAACCCTTTCTGAAGGTGAAACTCATAACCATCAGCAATATTCTGATCAAATGAGTGCTTATCTCAGATCTCTGGGAACTTTTAGCAAATCCTGAATTTAACATTAACAAACACTAAACTTTAACCATAGGTAACCCGCAATGTTCCATTCCGAGCATCTGCAGGAAAAGTGGGCACCTCTCCTCAATGCTGAGGGTTGCGAATCAATTAAAGATTCTCATCGTAGAGCTGTAACCGCTGTCCTGCTCGAAAACCAAGAAAAATTCCTTAGAGAGACTTCCTCTTTTGAGAATAGTGGATCTATCCTCAATGAGACTGCTCCCACCAACTCAACTGGATCAAGTGTAGATAACTTTGATCCCGTACTGATCTCACTGATCAGACGCTCTATGCCTAACCTGATCGCTTATGATCTGGCTGGTGTTCAACCCATGAGCGGCCCTACTGGACTCATCTTCGCGATGCGTTCACGTTATCAGAATCAGTCCGGAACCGAAGCGTTCTACAACGAGCCTGATTCTGCATTCTCCGGACAGAACTTCGGCCGCAACCTGGATGGCGGCATGTCTGGTTCTGGCGTTGGTATGGGTACTACCGCACAAAGTGGAACTAACCCCAGTGTACTGAACCCAACTGGTTCTGCTGAAAATACTGCCTACAATGTAGGACAGGGCATGACAACTGCCGAGTCTGAAGCACTCGGAGATGCTGCTCAGAATGCCTTCAACGAAATGGCATTCAGCATTGAGAAGGTAACCGTAACTGCTAAGTCACGCGCCCTCAAGGCTGAGTATTCCCTGGAACTGGCACAGGATCTGAAAGCAATCCACGGTTTAAACGCCGAGGCTGAACTCGCCAACATTCTCTCCACTGAGATTCTGGCTGAGATCAA